GCAATGGACCAATTCTTAAATCCAAAACAAGTTAGAAATGTTTCTAATGATGGTATGGAAAGAGAAGAGTGTGATTTAGTGACAGGAGAATGTTACACAATTAGAGAAAAAGACGGAATTGTTGAAAGAATAAATAAAAAATACATTACCAACGACGGTAGACAATTATTACAAGATTAAGCCATGTTAGAGAAAAAACTACAAGAAGAATTAAATCGTTATAAAACCATTAACAAATATGGTAAAACGATGATAATGGAACAAGAAGTTCCGGCGGAAGATCCTGCGGCTTTACCGCCAGCACCTGACGCTTTACCTGAAGCTCCCGCCGCACCAATGGACCCAGCGGCGCCCGCACCAGACCCATTAGCGGCACCTGCGGATGTTCCTGCTGAAGGAGACACAACAGAAGAAATAGATATTACAGATTTGGTTAATATGACCAAAAGTCTTAAAAAAGACGTTGAGGATAATAAAAATGAACATGGTGATGTAATTGGTAAAATGGACGATGTTTTCAGTAAATTAACTGATTTAGAACAAAAATTATCACAAATGGACCAAGTTATGGCTAAAATTGATGAGTTAGGAGCTAAGGTTGATGCTGCAAAACCAAAAACGGGTGTTGAAAAACTTGAGATGCGTTCTTTGGATTCATATCCATTTAACGAAAAACCACAAGAATTTTTTGCACACAAACAAGGTGAAATGGCTGCAAGTGGTAAAAATGAGTATGTTTTAACTAAAGATGATGTAGTAAACTACCCAACCGACACAATAAAAACATCATTTAACCCAAACCAAGAGGATGAATATAAATTCTAATGTAAATTTCTTTTTAGGTTTAAGTGCTCAATTAAAAGTGATGCATTGGCAAACTAAAGGATTTGCAAGACATAAGGCATTTGGTGAAACATATGACGAATTAGGGGACTTAATGGATACATTTGTTGAAGAAGCAATGGGGAAATATGGTCGTTTTAAATTGGATAATGAAACAAATACCATTACATTAGTAAACCTTTCAGAATTAAAACCTGAGGAAATGGTTAATACGGTAAAAGAGGCACTTATCCAATATACGGACCAATTTGAACCAACTGACACAAATCTTTTAAATATAAGGGATGAAATGTTAGGATTATTTAACAAATTATCATACCTTCTAACCTTAGAATAGAACTAAAAAAAGTTTTTTAAAAATAATTGAACCAGATTTCCGAATCTGGTTTTTTTTATGTATATTTTATTATAACGTTTTAAAAAACTTAAATTTAATTATTATGTCTACATTTGACGCAGTACTAGCACAGTACGAGAAAAACAAACAATCCGCAAGCGGAAACAACAACAAGATATCCTCAGAGGATAGAATGAAAAGGTATTTCACAACCGTATTACCTAAGGGTTCTAAAGGTGAAGAAAGACGTATTCGTATTTTACCAACAAAAGATGGTTCTTCACCATTTGTTGAGGTTTATTTCCACGAAGTTCAAGTCGATGGAAAGTGGGTAAAATTATATGACCCAAAACAAGAAGGAAAACGTTCACCATTAAATGAGGTTTGCGAAGGATTAATGATGACAGGTTCTGACGCTGATAGAGAATTAGCAAGAAACTACCGTTCTCGTAAATTCTACATCGTAAAAGTAATTGACCGTGACCATGAAAATGACGGAGTTAAATTTTGGAGATTTAAACATAACCACAAAGGTGATGGTATTATGGATAAAGTATTTCCAATTTTCAGAAACAAAGGAGATATTACAAATACAGAAAATGGTAGAGACTTAATCTTATCATTAGCATTAACTAAAGCGGGAACAGGTAAAGAATATACAACAGTAAATTCTGTAATCCCTGAAGATGCGGGACCGTTACATACTGATGCAAACATTTCTAAAACATGGACTGATGATGAATTAACTTGGTCTGATGTTTATTCTAAGAAAGACGAAAATTACTTAGAGTTAGTTGCAAGAGGAGAAGCTCCACGTTGGGATAGTGACCAAAAGAAATATGTTTCATCTTCAACAAATGAAGAAACAATTTCAGCACCAAAATCGGTTACACCTGTTGTTGACCCACAAGAAGATGAAGAGGTTGACGGTGAATTACCATTCTAAATAACTTATGATGTTCCCGACACCAATGTCGGGAACATCCTTTTAAAAACAAATTATGGCAGCTATAAAAAAGACTGATTTTTCAGCAATAAAAAAGAAGTACTCTAAAGAGGCAACATATAAAGCAGATAGATTTTTTGATTTAGGTGATGCTTTCTTAGATGCAACAGGAATTCCAGGACCAGCTATGGGACACATTAATATGTTATTAGGACATAGTGATACGGGAAAAACAACAGCATTGGTGAAGACAGCAGTAGATGCTCAAAAGAAAGGAATCTTACCTGTGTTCTTAATTACTGAACAAAAATGGAGTTGGGATCATGCGGAGTTAATGGGGTTTGATAAAGATGCTGATTATCTTTTTAATAGTGATTTTGAATACATTGAACAAATCACAGATTATATTAATGAATTATTAGATGCTCAAGATAAAGGTGAAATCACACAAGATATTTTATTCTTATGGGATTCAGTAGGTTCAGTTCCATGTAAAATGACTTACGATGGTAAAGGTGGAAAACAACACAATGCATCGGTGTTAGCAGATAAAATAGGTATGGGTATTAACCAACGTATTTCAGGGTCAAGAAGAACAGATAAACCTTGTACAAACACATTGTTAATTGTTAACCAACCTTGGGTAGAATTACCTGATAATCCTTTTGGACAACCAAAGATTAAAGCAAAAGGTGGAGAAGCAATTTGGTTGAACTCAACTTTAGTGTTTTTATTTGGTAATCAAAAAGGAGCGGGAACAACTAAAATATCAATTACAAAAGATAAGAGAAAAGTTAAGATTGCAACAAGAACTAAAATCTCAATAATGAAGAACCACGTAAATGGTTTAGGTTATGAAGATGGACGTATCTTGGTTACTTCACACGGATTCATGGCAGGAAGAGAAGAAGGTGAGGAAAAGAAATCTCTTGAAGAATACAAAAAAGAATGTGGGGAATACATCAGTAAGATGTTAGGTGTTAATGTTACAGACATCACAGACGTGGAAGTTGTAACAGAAGAAAGTGATTTATAATAAATTTTTTAAATGTCTGTTTTATTAGTTGATGGCGACAATTTACTTACAATTGGTTTTTACGGTGTCAAAAATTATTTCCACAAGGGAACACATATTGGAGGAATTTACCATTTTCTCAATACTCTTCGTAGATCATTTGAGACGTACCATTTAGATAAAATAGTTGTCTTTTGGGACGGACTAGAAGGGTCACAAACAAGAAAAAAAATCTATATCCATTATAAGGAAAATAGAAGACAACGAATTAGAACAGAAGAAGAATTAAATTCTTATAATTACCAAAGAGATAGAGTTAAACAATACCTCGAAGAACTATTCGTTAGACAAGGTGAATATGAATATTGTGAAACCGATGATAACATCGCCTATTATACACAGAATTCACCAAACGAAAATAAAATAGTTTATTCGTCTGATGGTGATTTAACACAACTAGTATCCGAAACTACTCAAATTTACAATCCGTCTCACGGAAAGTTATACAAACAAAAAGAAACCATACTCTATAACCATGAAGAGATTTTAATCGAAAACGTTTGGTTAGTTAAAATGATGTGTGGTGATTCTTCTGACAATATTGCGGGAATTAGAGGAATGGGAATAAAAAGATTTTTATCATTATTTCCTGAATTAAGAACTGAGACACTATCCGTAGAACAAATTAGAGAAAAGTCTAATTTAATATTTGAACAAGATAAGAGTAACAAGTTAGTTACAAATTTATTAACTGGAGTTACAAAATACGGTGTTTTTGGGGATGAGTTTTTTGATGTTAATAACCGTATAGTAAGTTTAGATACCCCATTTTTAACAGAAGAAGCAAAGGAAGGGATTGAATCATTAATTAATGAAAATTTAGACCCCGAAGGGAGGTCATATAAAAATACTATGAAAATGATGATGGAAGACGGGTTATTCAATGTATTACCTAAATCGGATGATGCTTGGATTAAATTTTTAAATCCATTTCTTCGTTTAACTAGAAAAGAAAAAAATAATAAAAAAATGATAAAAATTAAAAATCATGATTAACCAACAACAACCAGACATTACTAAATTCGAGTTTCTCTTAACATTAGAAGGGAACATAATCTGCCAACGTTTCTTTAATGTAAAAGACCACGTAGATCAATCACGTAGATCAATGGATTTACATTACTATGTTAAAAATATTTGTTTAGATATTGCGGAGGATTTGAAAATAAAAAGTTCCGATTATCTATGTGAAAATACCAATTATTTCCTATCTTCGGAGTATGTGGAAGATTCATTAGAGAAGGATAGAGAACATTTTTTATTGGTAATTAAGTTAAATGACGATGTATTTATTCAAAGGATATTCCCCGCATATTATTACCATCCGAAGGTGAGATATACGGTTGATATTCGTCCAAAACTGAAGAGAATTTTGTCAGATTTAACTGACATTTTATCATCTGAAGAATTGGAGACCACATATCTTCAATACGAACTATAATTTAAACACATATATAAAAAACAATCATGGAAGAAAGGAATTTTGGATACTTAGGTTTTTCATTTCAACAAAACTTATTAAAGGCAATCATTGAAGATAAAAAGTACGGAGAAACAATAATTGATGTTATTGAGACTAAATTTTTTGATAATAACTCTTTTAGATTTATTATGGAAAATATGAAAGAGTTATATAAATCATATAATAAAATTCCTAACTATGATACCTTAGCTCAGAAAATAATGAATGAGGGAGGTAATAAAGATTCATCAAGAGTTCATTTAGATACACTAACAACTATTAGTGAAGGAGAAGGACAAACAGAATATGTTAGAGATACCGCCCTTAATTTTTGTAAACAACAGAACTTAAAGAGAGAGTTAAAAAATGTCCAAAATATTATTGAAAGTGGTGAGTTTGAATCATACAATAAGATTGAGGAAATTATCCAAAAGGCATTACAAGTAGGAATACAAGACGATGAAGCAACGGACGTATTTCATAACATTGATGAAGCGTTAGAAGATACTAATAGATTACCTATCCCTACAGGAATCGTTGGGGTGGATAATATATTAGTCGGTGGTCTTGGAAAAGGAGAATTGGGTATTGTATTAGCACCAACCGGAACAGGTAAAACAACGTTGTTAACTAAATTTGCTAACACCGCATATAATTTAGGATTTAATGTCGTTCAAATATTTTTTGAAGACAATCCGGGTAATATTAAAAGAAAACATTACACCATTTGGTCAGATATTGCACCCGCAGAACAACCAAATTATAAAGAACAAGTTAAAGAAAAAGTTGAGTTGGCTCAAATCCAATCAAAAGGTTCTTTAAAACTTTTAAAACTTTCAAGTGATAATGTAACTATTTCTGAAATTAAAAATAAAATCAGAAAGATGAATTCAGAAGGAATTAAAATTGACTTATTACTTATAGATTATGTCGATTGTATTTCCGCTGAAAGAAGTACAAATGGTGAAGAGTGGAAAGGAGAAGGTTCTATTATGAGAAGTTTAGAATCAATGACAACTGAATTTGAAATGGCGATATGGACAGCAACACAAGGTAATCGTGAATCAATTTCATCTGAAGTTGTAACGGGAGACCAAATGGGAGGTTCAATTAAGAAAGCACAAATTGCTCACGTAATTTTATCTATAGCTAAAACATTAGAACAAAAAGAACATAATTTAGC